GGCTTCCACCCTACGTTAGGGACACCCGGGGGGTCATATATAAACGTATGCAATCACTCCCAATTTTGTATATTTTTAGGCCACCCTACCAGTACCCCCTACCTAAAATTTTGGGGGCCAACCACCAGTCCAACCAGAGGGCTATCTCTACAGGATATTCCCTAGTAAAACCTGTGCATACTTTAAGTAGAACCAACAGTTAACCTGTAGTTAACATACGGGGTGGTTTACCTTAACGGGAGTACCCTCAGTATACACCGTATTTCAGACTTGTCAAGTAAAAAATAAAATAATAATAAATAGTGCACTTTTTCCTTGACAGTTTGTATATACAGTGTATAATGGTAGGTACATGTAATACAAGTACACTCACGCCCCCACAAGAACAAAATATATACACAAGGGGGTCACGGTTTGTGTTACATAATTTTAAGTCCTTGGGGGGTAGCACAATTAATATACTATCTCCGGAGGGGGCATCTATGCTCCGTATCCCCCAAGACAACTCAACCAAAATAAATATATAAAAGGATACATATCATGTGGAAAACACCAGTAGTTAAAGAAGTAGCCGTAGGCCTAGAAATTAATTGTTATGCGTGTGCGGAGATCTAGAAGGTGGCAGATAAAACTGGATTAACATCTCGGGGTAGAGTAACTCCAAGATATGCAGCTGCAGAAAAAATGTACAATATTTCAAAAGATTCTGCAGGAAAAAACATTAAAGGTAGTACAAAACTTAATGACTTTTCTCCAAGTAAACTAAAACGTTTTGTTTCTAAAGCTGGAGGAGTATTAACTATTGCAAAAGCTTTACCAACTCAAATTAAAGTTCCTGCTTTTTTAGCAGCTCTTACAGCTGTAGGATATACAGTAGCTAAAGACTATAAAAAGTGGGAAGATAAACGTGATGGTAAAACTGGAAATCTGCCTAAATCTATGATGGGTACTCCCACTCCAAAAAACACTGGAGGTAGTGGACTAAAAGCAAAACCAAACCCACTAAAAAAATTTACAGCATCAAGAAAAGCATATGGTGGCAAGGCAATGAAAATGTACGCTATGGGTGGCGGAATACGAAAGGCAAAGACATATGGATAAGTTAAAAAATGTACCTTCTGATAATGTAGGACTAGGAAAACTACCTACACCTGTACGAAACAAAATAGGCTACAAAGCCTATGGTGGCAAAGCTAAGAAAAAGATGATGGGTGGTGGCAAGGTTCACAAGAAAATGTACGCTATGGGTGGCGGAATAAGAAAGGCACAGACATACGGATGACTTCAGCACTCTTAGCAGAGAAAAAAAAGGAAGTTACCGAGAAGCAACAAAAGTTTCTCAACTGTCTCTTCGTAAACAAAGGCGACATAGCCCTAGCCTGTGAGGAAGCCGGTTACTCTCCTTCTTCTAGAACATGGTTGGTTAAAAGCCTTGCAGACGAAATTGTAGACATATCCAAGCGAGAACTAGCCGTTAATTCGGCGACAGCCGTATCAAGGGTGGTAGAGTCCATGAATGATGACGGACTAAACCCTAGACAAGAACTTAGACTAAAGGCAGCACAAACTCTATTAGACAGAGTAGGGCTGGGCAAAATAGAAAAACAAGAGCACGACATAAAGGCACTGCACGGAATTGTACTTATGCCAAGCAAGTCAGCAATGCCAACGGTGGTTGACAGCGGTGAGGATTAGAAATGCACAAATGGTGGCTAGCTATTTTAGTAGTGGTCTGTATAGGTTTCTGGCAAGAAGAATCTTGGGCACAAACAAATACGGTGACATCCACCAGTAGTACCGTGTCGGGAACTACCACGGTTGACAGAACGGTTAGCACAGCTAACGCCCCATCGTTTGGCAACAATAACCAAGATGTTTGTAGTTATGCAGCGAGTGCAGCGATACAAACTCAAATATTAGGTGTAGCAGGTGGTACATCTGTAAGAGACATGAATTGTGAAAGACTAAAACTTAGCCGTGCCTTATATAGAATGGGAATGAAAGTAGGAGCCGTAGCTATGCTCTGCCAAGATGCAAGGGTGTTTAATGCGATGGAAATGGCAGGAACCCCGTGCCCATTTAGAGGAAAAATAGGAATAGAGGCTGCAACAGCATGGGCAGAGAATCCGGAGATGAAACCAGATTATGATAAATGGGTTGAAGAAAATGTTACAGATGTGGACTGGTTACCCACTGAAGAAGAAGCTACTGGTCTTAGCATTGGTGGCAGTTTGTTATTGTTGCTTTTTTTATTGTAGTGTAGCACGGGCAGAACTACTAGAAGAAGGCGAAACAATCGTTGAAGAAATAGAAACAGAACACTTAGGTGAAGGCCACATTGATACAGTTACTCAAACGATTACAATTATTGAAAACCAAACAACCGGAGACATCCTCCACGCAGATCAGGGTCTTGTGGGCAACACCAAAGAAGGAGACATGGATTCAGACTGGGGAGGAATTGGGCCAGCAAAGATGCATAGCACCTGTCCCTCACAAGAAATTGGATCTGGTAAGTGCGCTGAGATTACGGGGTCTACTTTAACTACCTTTGACCAGTATGTAGATATAAGTAACTTTCACATAACACAAGGGGGTGCACTAGATTGGGAACTATCTATGCACTTTTATGACACAGAAGATAGTGCATATTTCCAAACTAAAGGGTATTCCAATAACGTACTACAGTGGGACACCGGAGAAATAAACTTACAGAACAACAACAATGCCACTACGTATACAGGCTCCTATGATTTTGATAACAGTCTTGATAGAGTATTCGTAAGAGTTGGCGGGGTAGATAACACAAACCTTGCTACCGGCCCTTTGTTTGACAATGTATCTTATACAGTAAACTACAATGTCATAACAACAGTTGTAAATACTTGGATTGAAATAGTCCAGCCGATGCAAATGCAAGAGTCTATACAGTTAGAACTAATGGATACATATGAAAGTGCTACTGTAGAAGAACAGCAAGAGATGGAAACAGAAATGCAAAACATGGATACGGTAATGCATTTTGATTTAAAGCCTACAATTTCTATGGGTAGTATGGATGATGTACAGGGTATGCCTGAAACTTTAAGTGTTGGTGTCGTTGAGGGTTTGTTTCAGGATGTGGATATGGGGGAAATGTCCATGCAGGAGGTGATGGTAGAGGTTGAAACTATGGTAGAAGAAATACAGAATATAGGTATGGAAGTAGAAACTGTAGCAGTCAAGATGCCAGAACAAGAGTTAGAAGTTGTTATAAACAACGTAGAACCAATGAGTGAACCAGTAGAAGAACCAAAAATAGAGGCACCTGAACCTAAACCGGTAGAAGTTGCGCAAGAAGAAGTGAAGGAGACTGTAGAAGTTGCTGATAAACCAATGCAAACAACTCCGGAAGTTAAAGAAGAAGTTAAAGAGGAGAGTAGCTCAGAAGAAGAAACAGCTACTAGCAATACAGTTAAAGTTAAAAAAGTTGCTAAAGAACAGGACAAACCAAAGGAAGAAAAAGTAGCAAAAGAAGAACCAAAAGAAAAACCTGTAGCTAAGGAAGTTAATGAGGAAAAACCAAAAGAAACAGTGGAGGAAAAGCCAACTAAAGAGCAGGAAAAGAAACAAGAAAAAGCAAATCAAATTATAGCAGGGTTACCAAATAGTTACGACCCTGTATCACAGATTACAACCCTTGCTCTTGTTAATGCCCTTGGTCCAAACATAACAACATACCAAAATGCAGCAACAGTTGTACAGCCAACGTGGTATGTTTCAGAAGATATATATACAGATTCTATTATGCCTGACCCCCTAGGAAGTTACCTTAGTGTACGATCAAATCTACAAATAGAAAAAATGATTGGACAACAGTATGAGTAGTGAGGTAGAATATAAAGGAATTAAAGTTAAAGGCAGTAAGTTACTGCTAATCCTACCTCTACTTGGTACACTTGGAGGAAGTCTTTGGGCTGGTTTTGAAGGGTACGCACGTTGGGTAGCAATGGAGAAAAAGATAGATGGCTACGTTGCTCCTGATCTTACTGGCTTTACTATAAAACTTGATGTGCTAGAAGAAAAATTAACTGGCATAGAAACGGTAGTAGAGACTGAGTTAGACTCGTTAAAAACAAATATAGAAACAGAGATGTCTGCGGTAAAAGAATTAGTTGGTGCAGCACAAGATGATGCAAGAACAATTCGTACAGATTTAAGATCAAGTATACATGAAGCTCACGATCAAATATCTGGTATAGAGAGAAGGTCTAGAATACTTGGACAAGAAGTAAGAGTAGAACTTAGAAATATAGAAAAAGACATGCGAGATCTAATTGACCATGCATCTGACAGATTTGACGGCAAAAGAACTGCAATTGAATCTGATGCAAACCGTAGAGCCGAAGCACTTGATACAAAACTTAAAGAGTTAGAAGAAAGGTTACGTACAATGTTACAAAGAGCTTTAGATAATCCTTTGGCTGGCCAGTAATGGCAGACGAGGATAAAAAGTATTGCAACCGAGAAGATTGTGATTGTGAAAACTGTACATGTTCAGAGGAAAATCCCTGTGCGTGTATGACTGATAAACAAGGAGAAGATAATAATGGTTGAACTAATGAATAGATTTAAAGAGCCTTCATCATATGCAGCACTCAGTGGTGTATTTGCTATGTTAGGTATAATGGTACCAAATGACCTGTGGCAAAGCGTAGTTATGATTTGTTGTGGTGCAGCCGGTGCTGTTGGATTTTTTATACGTGAAAAGAAAGACTAAACTATGAGGTTACAAGCATTAAGGGCACAGTACGTGGCTAATATAGGTTTAGCAAAAGCTAACCTTGATGTATTATTACATTCTGCTGTAGGTATTGGAGAACACTCTGATGTTACAGCAGAGATGGATAAGTGGATAGGAGCTATTGCAAACAATCAAGATAAGATAGAAGCTATTGATGAATTGTATGATACTCCAGAAGAAGAACCAATAAAACAAAGAGAGATGTTTCCCGATGCAAAACTCTGGTAAAATCCGAAGAAAAACAAGCACCATACCTTTTGGTTATGTGTTAGATACAGAAGACGAAAAACACCTGTCTCCTATACCAGAAGAACTGCAGGCACTGGATCAAGCATTAACATACGCTAAGTCTTGCGGGTGGCGAAAAGCAAGCCAGTGGCTATTGGCAAAAACAGATAGATATATATCTGATGAAGGTTTAAAGAAACGCAGTAAGTTAGGAACACACCTAGATGGCAGCGAAAGCCAAACTGGATAGGAAAGCGATACGCAAGTCCGTATCAACAAAACTATCTAACGCTAAAGCAAAAGCAAAAAAAGAATCAAAACGTGCCGTAAATGCACGGTACAGGGCAAATAAACTACAAGAAAGCCTTGGTAAAATAGACGCAGCTCTCTCAGGACATGGAAAAGAACCTATATCTGAGGAAGAACTACTAGCTTTACCAGAAAAAGTACGAAACCACGTTGCTGAGAACGAAGTTGTCTTTAAATCTAACGATGGACCACAGGCAGAGTTCTTAGAAAGCCCAGAAAGAGACGTATTGTACGGGGGAGCAGCTGGAGGAGGCAAATCATATGCACTTCTTGCTGATGTTTTAAGAGATGTAGGTAACCCTAACCACAGAGGCCTACTACTAAGACGTACTCTACCAGAATTGACCGAACTTATAGACAAAAGTAGGCAATTGTACATGAAAGCAGTGCCGGGGGCAGTGTTTAAGCAAGCAAAGTCTACATGGGAGTTTCCTTCTGGGGCTAAAATATGGTTTTCCTACGTAGATGACGACAGAGACGTAACAAGATACCAAGGACAAGCGTTTAATTGGATAGGAATAGACGAAATAACACAGTATCCTACTCCATACGTGTGGAACTACCTAAGATCTAGACTTAGAAGTACCGATCCACAGCTTGGTCTCTACATGAGGTGCACAGCTAACCCCGGTGGAGTAGGAGGTTGGTGGGTAAAGAAGATGTACATAGACCCATCCCCACCCGGATCAGCATTTTGGGCAAAAGAGTTTGACACACAGAAAACAATAAGGTATCCTGCAGGACATACAAAAGAAGGGCAACCTTTATTTCTAAAAAAATTTATACCAGCAAGGTTGACAGACAATCCGTATCTTGCTATAGATGGGCAATACGAAGCTATGTTGCTCTCCTTACCAGAAGTAGAACGAAAACGATTATTAGAAGGAGACTGGGATGTCGCAGAGGGAGCAGCTTTTACAGAATTTAGTAGATCGCTACATGTCGTGGAATCCTTTGACCCACCTGATGGTTGGGCTAGGGTACGTGCCGGAGATTATGGCTACAGTAGTCCTTCTTGTATTCTTTGGGGTGCTATAGACTGGGATAACAATATCTGGATATATAGAGAGCTATATATAAAGGGTAGAACCGGTGAAGCTCTTGGTGAACTAATCTTAGAGTTAGAAAGAAACGACCCAACCATGCAAATATCTGTGTTAGATGCCAGTTGTTGGAACAGAACAGGGTTAGGTCCAAGTATAGCAGAGACAATGAATAGAAAAGGCTGTAGATGGATACCATCCGACAGAAACAGACTAGCAGGAAAGATAGAAATACATAGAAGACTAGCTTGTGACAGCAGAGGACAACCAAGAGTAAGAATTATGGAGAATTGTACAAATTTAGTAAGAACACTTCCTACATTGCCTTTATCTAAGCACAACCCAGAGGATGTAGACACAAAAGCAGACGATCACGCATACGATGCGTTACGATATATGATGATGGTAAGATCTTTACACAATGCAAGCACACCGTACTATTCTAGCAGACAAACACAACGGTATGTCCCACAAAATGAGGTATTTGGATACTAATGGCTAAAAACAAAAAAACTTTATCTGAAGCAGAAAAAATAGTTGCAGCGATAGCTCCTGACAATTATACACCTCTTTCTGCTGAAGCGTTGAAAACTAAAATAAGAACTGGATCAGCCACTTTTTATGATGTGCTTATGTACAATGTAACTTTACAAGGATTAGATGTTTCTAAAGGCATAGTAGAAGTTAATAAAAGTAATCAAAAATTTTTAAATATAGTTGCTGAGTACGGAAAAGACCAAGATGGGATGTCAATAAAGAATTTTATAAAACAGTATAATTCTTTAGATTCAAAAAATTTATTAAATGAAAATTATTGGGAAACAACTAGAGATTTAGATTCTTTACGTAATAGGATTCTCCCAAAAGGAAAAACAAAAGTAGTAAACAATTTAAGTACAACTTTAATATCTTTAGATACTTTGGTATACGGTTTAGCTCCTGCAAGTGTAAAAGGAGAATACAGAGAACAACTAAAAGGTTCAGATAAAGCAGCACTTAAACAGTGGCAATTTTTAGCACAAGAGCGTGGGGTAAGAAAGTTTACACGATTACCAAATAAACCTGTAGATGCTATAGGACCAATCATAAAAGGTATTTCTCAAATTCCTAATAATGATATAAAATCTGCTCTTCTTTTGCAGTTACTTCACCCCGGCAGAAATGTGTCACACTACGAAATTACAATGAGTAAAGAAACGTCAGAAGCTAGGGTTAATAAAGCTGGAGAATCTACAGCAATAAGACCTTATATTGCAGAAGAAATTATTGATGGGGTAAAAAAATACACTTTAAATGTTCCGCTAGATGCAAGTGAAGCTAAAACTTCTGGTGGTAGTGGCCGTAAATATACTTATGAAAGAGTTGTTCCGGGCGACATACTACAAATTATTCTTGGAGAACAATACAAAAATGCCCAAAAAGAAAATAGAAAATTTTTATTTAAAAACAATATAAACAGCACCAGTGTTTATACAGCGGTAAAAGACTATGTAACCCCACAACTTAAATCGTTAGAATCAGTCATGGGAAGAGAGTTTACTGGGGGTAGTGATATAAGAAAAATGGCTATCATTTCTATGATTACTGGAACAAATAATAAAATGGCTACACATCTGTTATCTGGACATGAACTTACGCAAGCTTTATCTAGAGAGTTAAGTAGCGATGTATTAGCTACAAATTATTTTACACCTTTTGGTTTAGATCCATATAAAACAGATGTTACTATGAAATTGCATGAACATTATATTGCAAGTTTATTAGGTTTTGATAATTTATTAGACATAATAGGGCCTGAAGGTGTTAATATTGATTCTGGAAAGTTATCTATAGATGCTCAAATAGATGTTGTTAAACCGGGAGATAAGGCTGCTTTAGAAACTATTAATGAACCTACTAATATTAAAAATTCACAGTTAGACTTAACACAAAAAGAAGATAAGAAAAAAAGAATAGAAATTAAAAATAAAGAGGCTAATCAAAATACTGAGTTAATGTCAGAAAAAAAACAAGCAGAAATAGAAAAAATAAGAAGACAAGGAGCAGAGGATAAAAAAGTAACAAAACAAACTCAAAAAGATACCCTAATATTAGATGGCGAAATAGATAATATAAAAAATGAAAAACAAAATGTTGTAGAAAGAGAATCTAAAGAATACGGAAATAAAATATCTAATGAGATGGATGAGTATTATAAAAATAAACCCGGTTGGAAAAAAAATGAAAAAGGAAATTGGGTTAAGGATACTCCTAATATAGGACATAATATGGGGCCAAAACTCGGTATTGTTGCACCAATATCAGGGTTAGTTGGATATGGTCTTGTTACGGCCCCCGGTGAAACTGTAGCATCAGAGTTAGCATCTACCACAGCTTATACAGGAGTAAAAACTACAGGAGCTTCTTTAGCTAAAACATTAGGTGGTATAGGATTACGAAAAACAGGTATAGCAACATTGACCGCTGTAAATCCTGTTGCTGGTATCGCTTCAGTAGTTGCTGGAGAATCATTTTTTCCTACAACACTAGCCGGTGCAACATTAGAAGATGCTGAAGGGTATAATAGAGCGGTGCGAATGGAAAAAATTAGAAAAGATTTAGGAATAGAAAGTGGAGAACTCACACGTTCATCTACAACTATAGAAGAAGATCAAACATCAGAAGCTATGCGAGATCTTGGATTTTAACAACAACAAAGGAGGCAACTATGCCACAAGGAGTAAAAGGCGCATACAAATCTGGTTACATAATGGGTCAGATGGGTAAACAAGGAGATATGAATGAAGCTAACGAAAGCTCATTACATCGTGAAAGTCTAGATGGAAGCATTGCTGGTGCCAACGCTGGTACTATTAGCGGACCATTTCAATCAACACAAGATTCTAAATCTGTATCATCTAACCAAACAGGTGCGTTAGGTACAGTAATGGCCGCTTCAAAGTACACACCATAATATAAAGGGAACAGTATGTCTGATCCAACTGATTTAACAGAAGAAGTAGCAAACAGCTCAGGGGTTATTGGAGTAATTCAAGAACGAATGCGGGCTGCTGAAGATGGTAGACAAACACATGAAACACGTTGGTTAAAAGCATATAAAAACTTTCGTGGAGTATATGATTCTACTACACAGTATACTAGCACAGAAAAATCTAAAGTATTTATAAAAATAACCAAGACTAAAGTGTTGGCTGCGTATGGTCAAATTGTAGATATTTTATTTGCAAATAAAAAGTTTCCAATAAATGTAGAAGCAACTCCAGTACCGGAAGGTATTGCAGAGTTTGCTCATATGAAAACTCCTGCAGATAATATTGTACAAGAAGAGCCAGCAGATCCTTTTGGTTTTTCTGGAGATGGTAGAGAGTTACCACCCGGAGCTACAGAAGCAGAACAACCTAACCTTGATTTTTTAGGTTCTACTGCAAATAAATACGGTCCAGAAGCCCCTATTGCTGAAGGTCCATCAAGAATAGCTGAACCACAAATATCTCCTGCACAAAGTTGTGCGTTAAGAATGGAAAAAGTTATTCAAGATCAACTTACAGATACTAATGCTGTTAATGTTTTAAGACATTCTATATTTGAATCAGCCCTTTTAGGTACAGGCATAATTAAAGGTCCTTTTAATTTTAATAAAACAATTCATCGGTGGGAAGATACTGAAGAAGGCAGACAGTATACTCCTGAAAATAAACTTGTTCCTCGCATTGAGGCAGTAAGTATTTGGGATGTATATCCTGATCCTATTGCTACAAACATAGATGACTGCGATTACGTAATACAACGACATAAAATGAATCGTTCGCAATTACGTAATCTTGTAAGTATGCCTATGTTTAATTCAGATGCTATTAGAGAAGTGATTGCTGGTGGCGGTAATTATCAAGAAAAGTATTTTGAAGATACAATTCGTGATGATGAAAATGAACCATACACAGATAGCGAACGCTACGAGGTATTAGAATACTGGGGAACGCTTGATGCTTCTTTTGCTCAAGAATTAGGTATGGAAGATGCACATGAGTTAGATCCTCTTGATCAAGTACAAGTAAATATTTGGATTTCTGGAGGACAAGTATTAAGGGCTTGTGCTAATCCATTTACTCCAGAAAGAATGCCCTACTATGCGTTTCCATATGAACTAAGCCCTTATCAAATTTGGGGTGTAGGTGTACCAGAAAACATGGAAGATGCACAGATGCTTATGAATGGTCATGTACGTATGGCTATAGATAATTTAGCATTGGCCGGTAACTTAGTATTTGACGTAGATGAAACGTCTCTTGTACCCGGACAAAACTATGACATCTTTCCCGGTAAAGTATTTAGAAGACAATCAGGAGTTACCGGGACTGCTATAAACGGTATAAAGTTTCCTAGTACAGCTGGTGAAAATATACAAATGTACGATAAAGCAAGGCAACTTGCTGATGAAGAAACGGGTATACCAAGCATTATGCACGGACAAACAGGAGTAACTGGCACTGGAAGAACAGCTTCTGGTTTATCTATGTTGCTTGGCTCTTCTGGACTATCTATAAAAACAGTCATTAAAAACATAGATGATTATTTGCTTAAACCTATGGGAGAATCTTTCTTTCAATGGAACATGCAATTTAATGATAGCAACCCAGAAATAATTGGTGACCTTGAAATTAAACCAAAAGGTGCTGCTTCTGTAATGCAAAAAGAAGTACGTTCACAAAGATTAACAGCATTGTTGCAAACTGTAGGAAATCCAATGCTTGCACCATTTATTAAAATACCAAACCTGTTAAAAGAACTAGCTATATCACAGGATATTGATCCTGACAGCTTAGTAAACGATGTAAACGAAGCACAGATATACGCTGAAATACTTAAAGGATTACAAGATGCCCAACAACCAGAACAACCGGAAGGAGCCCCTCAAGGCCCTAACTCCGCTCCTCAGCCAAGACAAGCTGGAATGGCAGG